TACGGCATGGCGATGACTGACAGGGGAGAGCTGATTTTTATGATCATGTAGGCGACAATCGTGCTATGTAACAACCGTAAGCAAACGATAGGTGTCGTATGTCCAAGAAAACATTTGTGAAACGGCGACATCATTATGTTTGGGCGCATTATCTTAGGAGCTGGGACGCGGGCGGTGGTCTTTTCTACGTGACGCCAAAGGGCAAAGTAGCACAGAGCAATGCGAACGGCCTTTCCGCAGAGCTAGGGTTTTATAAGATTAATTCCCTTGATGCTCACGACATCGAATATTTGTCGGCTTGGATTGATAAGTCTGAGCCGGGTTTAAAAAGTTTGCACCAAGCATTCTTGCGTGATTTTTTTGTTCGGGCTTCATTGGCAATTAACATCGCAAGTTTGCCCGATGGCAAATTATCGGTCGAATGCAATTCGTTGTTGTTTAATTCGCTCGAGAATGTTCATTCGAATTTTGAAAATGGTGCGCGGATTATTCTGGATAGATTATCTGAGGGGGATTTCAAATCACTTGAGGATGACCTTAATATGCTAGACTTCTGCTGCTATCTGGGTCATCAATTAACTAGAACAAAGTCATTTCGTGATAAAACGCTTTGCGCAGCGCTCGGCAATCTCGGGGGCTCTATGGAGCACAGGCATTATGCAGAACTTACCAAGAAAAACTGGTGGTTGGTAAATTTCATTTTAGGGCTTAACTCGGGTTGGGCATTCTATTCCTCACGGCATAAGGCTAACAAAGTCGCACTTATAAATAAAACTGATGTGCCCTTCATTACTAGCGATAATCCAGTTATAAATGTACATTCATCAGTTTTATCTCTAAGCGAGGGTGAAGCGCCCGTCTATATGGATTTATATTTTCCTATATCTCCAAAGTTTGCCTGCATGATTAACGATTCTGATGATTTCAATCATCTTGCAGTGAGTTTGAACGAAGAGGACGTGGAGGTTCTTAATGCTCATATTGCAAGGTGTGCTTATTCTACCGTCTATTCTTATGATCGTTCCTCGCTGGCATGCTTGCAGTGGAAAGCCAAACAGATCCGCTGATGAAAAAGGGGGGGCTATGCGGCAAGCTTCATATATAGGGCTATTAGATCTGCAGCATTGGCTCTTACCAATGCCTCGGCCTCATCCGGGCAAACACTGTTGCCGATCAGTCGAACCTGATCTGTTTTATTGATGTCACGCCATTCCTCGGCGCGGGTTTCAGGATCGACGAACAAGCCGCGGTCGATGATGTAGCTTTCCGGGAAGCCCTGAGCCCGCTTCAGCTCGGGCGGCTGGAGCATGCGAAGCGTGATGTCGACAAGCACATACCCATCGACCAGCACCATTTCGGCAGGGTCTTTGAAGTGCTCAGGCAGGTATTCGTGCATGAACGCGGCGCAGCGTCGGGCGCCTTCCATCTGCTCGCACGAGAGGTTGTCCGGCACTTGCACGACTTCGATCAGCGCCACTCGGTCTTTAGTCGGCAGCGTGTGCATCGGCTCTGTCAGTGCTATGCCGTCTTTCTCGTTACCGTAGTATTTCACCAGGTAAGCGCTGACCAAACGCTGGTTCGCACCAGACTGGCAGATCGTCGAAAGTGGATCATGTGCGGCTCGACCGTCACCGTCGTAGAAGCCGCCATTGGCCTGTTCGAAGAACGCGGAAACGATGCCATGGCGGGTGGCACCTGCCATTACTGTCTGTGTGGGCTCAGCAGGGCTGCAGCCAATAGCGTTCTGACCGAACGCCGTCAGGTGAGCCGCTACCATCGCGAAATGGCCACCTTTTACCTGGGCGACCTGCGTGCGAAGCGGCTCTTCAGCGTCGAAGTTGCGCTGGGACGACCCGTTGGCGCACTCGGTGAGGAAGGACGCCAGCGCCGGTTCAACCAAAGCGTGGTGGTTGCCGCCCGCGCTGATCGTTGAAAGCGCTTCGCCCATACCGTGCGAGCTGGTGTGCGATGGAGAAGTGCCGCGCATCGGTACAATGAAAGGGGTGGAGCTGGTCAGCACATGCCGCCAGCAGCCTTTCGCTACGCGGCGCATGGTGTTTGCAGCCATCGGCCGGTCGCGGAATATTGTTTTTCCCACATTATTCCAGTCGATGCACTCGGCGGCGCCGCGCCAAGGAAGCTGCTTGCCGACTGGCTTTTTATGCCTGACTGGTGCCGGCCAGACGATTGGCTTTCCGTCGCTACGGGCTACCAGGTACAGACGTTTGCGGATGGTTGGCGCTCCGGCGTTGGCGGCGATGCGCTCACGCCATTCGACGTTGTACCCAAGTCCGCGCACAAGGCTGGCCATTGGCACGAACTCGCCGATGGATTCCATAATCTCTGCCATGTCCGGATGATCCGCAGGCATGCCGGTGCTCAGTGCCGCGATTAATGCGCGGAATGTTCGACCTTTCTCCGATTTGATCGGCTGCCCGTCGTCATCCACTGGCCCCCAGTCGCAAAACTCCTCGACGTTCTCCAGGAACAGCAGGCGCGGGCGAGTGGCGAATGCCCAGCGGATTACGACCCACGCCAGGCCGCGCACCTTGCGATCGCGCGGCGCGGCGCCCTTGGCCTTGCTGTGGTGGCGGCAATCGGGCGATGCCCAGAGGATGCCCACCGGCTGCCCGCGCGTTGCCAACACCGGGTCCACTTCAAACACGTCTGCCACATAGTGGTCAGTCTGCGGGTGGTTGGCCCGGTGAACTGCGAGGGCGATCGGGTTGTGGTTCACTGCAACGTCAGGTTCGCGGTAGGCCCGGGAAATACCGGTACTTGCGCCGCCGCCACCAGCGAATAGGTCAACGACTAGCTCTTTTTCAAAGGGCAGCCCAAGTGATTCTGCGTAGCCAGGACGTTTCTTCTGATGTGTAGGCATGTAAGATCCTCGCCGGGTTGGCGCATAGGAGGGGAAAGGAATGAGTAAGTCGAAGATTTATTCGCAGGGAGAGTTAGATGGCGCTTGCTTTCTATACAGCGTGGCTAACTCCATTCGCGCTGTGACAGGGAGAGTAATCTCCCGTCGAGACTGGCAGCGGGCGATTGAGCGGCTGCCGTTCAGAACTCACGAATTTTTGAGCGGTGGTGGGACGGGCGTGCTCGATCAGCATCCAGATGCTTTGATCTCCTTCGCAAAATCATTTGCCGGGAGCCTTCGTTCCACAGTCGCTATAGAAACCTTGCTCAAGCTTTCTGCGTGTGAAATGGAAGCAGCAATGGATAAAGGCGAAGCGCTGATTGTTTCGATAGATAGAGGCGAACACTGGGTCTCTATCATCGAAATAGCAGACGGCTTGGCCTACTGCGCCTGCTCTTGGGAGATTAACGAAAGAAATCCCACGTATGCGGAGCGTGAAACTTCAAGTGGGCGCGCATATAACGTCATTAAACCTGTGGGCGCGCTAAAGCTGTGGAAAGGACCAGCCTTTGCTCTGCGCAGAAGTGCTTGAGTAGGTAAACTGCCTAACGTCGCAGAGGCCAAATGCTGTGATCATGATATTCTGCCCTGCTATTTAGAAGGAGTTTTGTAATGGCAAGAGCTTTAGCTATCGTAGGGGCGGTAACAACTCTCGCCTACCTGTTATGCGTCTGGTGGTTGGTCGGTGACCGGATCCATTGTTTGAGAGTCATGGGTTTGAACGAGGTCGGTGACTTTCTGGCAGGTGCGTTTGGCCCGCTCGCGATTCTCTGGCTGGTACTAGGCTTCTTTCAGCAGGGAGTAGAGCTTCGTCAGGGTACTGAGGCATTACTTTTGCAGGCTAGTGAATTAAGAGAGTCGGTGACTCAACAGGCTCATCTAGTAGAAGCTCAAAATCGTAGCCTCCAAAATCATGAACAGTCCCTAGAGCCTCTTTTGTCAATGACTTATATGGGGCCTGCAAGCGGGGAGGGCGAAATGCTTGAGAGCTTTAAATTGATCAATAATGGACAATATTGTGAGTCGATTACGGTGCATGCTAAAGATGGAGAAAAAGAATGCAAAGCTTATCTTGAGCCGCTTATTAAGGGCGAGAGCAGAGTGTTCTATTTAGATTACGAGATGGGCTCAGAGATCCATGTCGCCGTATACTATAACCGGGGAAGCGGCCGGCAAGGCATGCAGTCATTTACGCTTAAATTGCATTTTGATGAAGGAGATCATTCGTACTCAGTCACAAAAAGACCTACCCAGGTCTTGCTGTAATCTTGGTCTATACCGCTACGCTCAGCCACCTTGCATACTGGCTAAAATCGTAGAAGTAAGTATGGTAGCTACGCGCTAAATAGGCTGAGCTGTTGTTCCTGCAGGCGTTGTTTTTGTTGCTGGGACTGGCTCTTTGCCCGAGCGTGGGCAATTCGAGCATTTGCGATCGCCATGTACGCGACATCCTGCTCAATTCCGATGAAATCGAATCCCTCGAACACCGCTGCCTTACCTGTGCTGCCCGACCCCATGAAGGGGTCAAGTGTTTTGCCGCCAGTTGGAGTGACCAGCCGGAGCAGGTAGGCCATAAGGTCCGTTGGCTTCACTGTAGGGTGGTTATTGCCCTTCGTGTCTGTCGTCTCGACCTTGCGCAGCGTTGTTCCCTTCTTGAACTGGGGGCCTGGGTCGATCAGGCCTGCGTGGCGATCCGACCGGCTGGTTTTTGCGCAGTAGAAGAAACGGGCGGCGCTGCCAGTATCACCGTGGAATGCACCAGCCATACGCTCACGCATTCCGCTGTAGCTCACCGCTCCACTGAATCCATTGGCTGTGGGTTCGGTACCCATGACCGGGGCGGCGGCGCCGGCCTCGGTGGGGAACATGGCCACGATCACATCGCTGCCGTCATGGATCAGGTTCGCAGGCCAGCGGCCTGCCGCGGCGCACCCACCACCAGGGCGCAGGCTGGTCGCGCTCTGCGTCTCGATCGATCGAGTGCCCGCATTGCCGCGATCGCCTGAACAGTTCCGGGCATATGCTGCGTCGACCACGCCGATGCGGCAGGCGTCTATGTTGAGCGCCCCCGTCCCGTGCTTGAGCACGTTCGCCGCGACTGTACCGGGAAAGGGCTTGCGTGCCATGCAGATTGGCTCATGCGCGGGCTTGAGTGCGGTACCCCAGCCCACGTGCTCGCCCTTGAGGTTATGCGACTTCGGAAAGCCGCTGCCGAACACCCACATGATTTGATCACGTATCTCAAACCCCGCCATTTCTATGCCCACCGCCATGTGGTGATAGGTGCGGGCCGCTGCGAACGACAGCAGGTGCCCGCCAGGCTTGAGAACGCGCAGGCACTCTGTGGCCCAATCGAGCGTGAATGCCTGGAAGGCCTTCATGCCTGCAGGTGTGAGGTCGTATTTCCCCGCCTCGGCGGCGACTGATCGGTGCCCGCCGTTCGGTCCGCATGCCCCGTCGTTTGACGGCATGCTTGCACGGTAAGTCGCACGGTCTTCGATATCCTTGCCGTCCCAGCTTTTGCCCATGAAGCGAATACCGTAGGGCGGGTCGGTTACAACGCTGTCCACCGAATCGGCGGGCAGGCTGCGCATCACCTCCAGGCAGTCGCCCAGGTGCAGTTCATATTCCATGGGTGGCTCCATGCATGCGCCGCCCTCCGTGTCCGGTGGTGGCAAATTGGTTGAGGGTGAGCTATAGATGATGACCGGCATGGAGCCGGATCAATAAAGGACGTGCCGGTGGATGATCTAGTCAAAGAAGTAATTCCCCTTCTTCAATATCTGATCCCTGGGTTTTTCACCGCTTGGATTTTCTATTCCTTAACGGCGTTCAAGCGCCCCGATACTTTCGGGCAGATCGTCCAAGCGCTTGTTTTCACCTTCGTGATTCACGGAGTTGTTTCAGGCTTGGGTAAGCTGTTGATCTGGGCAGGAGGGAGGGTTGGATCTATCGGCATCTGGGATCAAGCAGCGGTCACTGTTTGCACGGCATTGATAGCTATCGTACTCGGGTTCATTTCATGCTATTTAGCGAACACAGACTTCCTGCACTCTGTACTCCGGTCGATTCGTCTGAGTAGTCAAACGTCTTATCCGAGCGAATGGTACAGCGCCTTCTCGAAGCACAAGAGGTTCGTTGTGCTGAATCTGATTGATGGTCGCCGTATATACGGATGGCCATTGGAATGGCCTACAGAACCATCACAAGGGCAGTTTGTCCTGCACGAACCCGCGTGGCTTGATGATGATGGAGCTGAAATACCTATCCCAGCTGAGCTATTCGTGATCGATGCGCCTAAAGTGGAATGGGTCGAATTTACCCCGAAGACATGGAGCTAAAAACATGACTAGTAAAGCCCCAACACCACCTCCGGCTGGTGTTACTCGCCCCGGGCGGTCCCCGCAAACAAACAATGCTAATCCGCCCGCGCCTACGAACATCCGTCCTCCGGCACCTGCAGCCCCACCCCCCAAGCGGAAGTGACTGGGTGGGTCACTTCATCAGACGGGTCTTGATCCGGATTGTTGAGGATACTTCTGACGCCGTGGTCGTATATCTCACGCGCCACGGCTTCGCTGACTAATATTTTGTGGCGCGGATAAGTGAGAAACTCAGTTAGCTCTTTATCACTCATCAGGTCCATCTTCATGATTGCGACCTGCATAAGCTCGCTGATCTCGATCTTGACGGCTCTATCCCTGATCCGCTGAATGGCCTGCTTGATGCCGGGCCTTACCCGGTGCCGCAACTCTTCTTCCCCGGCCTTATGCCGCTTGAGCGCCGTCCTTTCGTCCCGCTGTTTCTGGGTCAGGGCCATTTATCAGATCCTTGTAGCCGCTGGGCGGCAAATGAATGTGTTGCTGGCGTCTGCCGTGGCGGACTCGGCTTTGCAGGCGATTCATGCTGCCTTAACCTGATGCCAGGCCCCGGCCGCATAGAACAGCTTCGCGGCCTGAGCCTCGTCGAGCGAAACCTCTGCGGGGATCGCAATCCAGCCAGAGGCCACCAGATGGTTCTGGTTACAGGTGCCGCGTAGCTCCAGGTAGTAATGCTCGATGGCATCAGTAAGTCGATCGACCTTGTGCAGGCCCTCGGGCGATATCTCAACGGACTTCACGTACTCACCACCGCGCTCGTCTCGACACATGGCGCTGATGTAGATCGTCCATCGGTATGAGAAGTCGAAGAGGGCGTTCGCAATGGCCAGGGTGCGGATCTGCTTTTGGCTCTTCCAGTTCACCATGACCTGCAAACCACTGGGGTCTACGTTAACCACGGCGACGTGGTTGGTGCTGAGCAGGGCGCGACAACTGCGTTCGGCGCGGACAAAGCAGTTGTTTTGCTTGCGGCGCTTCATAGCTCGGCCGCCATTTTGCGCAGTGTGTTCCTTTCGCGGCGACTCATGGCAGGGGGCTTGCGGTTCAGCACCGTGGCAGGATCAATCCAGTCCCTGCGCTTTGGCGGTGGCTCTGGCTTGAATACGCCCACCTGCTGAATCTTGCCGTCTTTCCGCTCGAACTCGGCGATGGCCGCAGCCAAGCGCGCGGATTCGACGTTGTTTAGCTGGATGGCGCTCAGTTCGGTAGTCATCATGCCGCCTTACTCCTCAGCTGCCTCTCGTAGCCATCAACCAGCAGCTTGAACTCCCACAAGTCCTCTTCAAGCTTTTCGATGTAGTCATCTTCGCGCTTGAATTCTTTCCACCAGAGCTGGCGGCCAACCGGGCGCAGAAGAGGGCAGTACATCCCGATGTGCCACCACTTTCGACCAGTGATCCACATGCAGCCCTGCACCTGGTCAATCACTTCGCTGGCGTCGTTATCAATGTGGAATGCGCGGAGCTTGTCGGGCGCCAGGAAGCATTTGTATTCCGAGCCACCATCTTCGCCGATGAAGCCGTCAGCACTTGCGCCGAACGCTCCATCGTCCGTCTTCACAAGACCGACCTGCTGGACGATGAGGCCAGTCTGAATTTCATGCTCCATCCGCGCTTCCGGCTCGAGCTCATGGCCTCGGCGCATTTGCCACGTTTCGAAGCCGCCATCCAGCGGCGCACCGCCGATCCGTTCAACTGCCAACTCGAAGGCGTAGGTCAGTGCAGCGCCTGATGGCTCGCCAACCGTTTCGCCATCTAACGCACGCTGCACAACTTCTGCTTTCGGCCCGGCCTTGTAGCCAGCCAGCTCGATTGCTTTCGCTTCGCTTCGACCGGACAGGATGGCGTCGACATACTTTTTCTGCTGGGCGTTCAGCCCGTTCACTTTGGCGCGCGCCGTGCTGAACATACTTGCAGTGATGACGCCAGCGCGGCCTTGCAGCCACTCAGGCGATCCCTGGGTGCAATTGACTACAATCATTTTTGTGCCTCCAGCTTGTCTTTGCGGACAGTTACAGCGGTTTTAACTGTGGAGTAGCCGTTCGTGTCGCCTGATGCCTGTAGCACCTTCAAAGCCGCCTGCCAGACATCTTTCAGTTCTTCGGGGGTTTTGGTCTGCTCGACGCGTTCAAGGATGTCTTTCAGCACCTGAGCGCGCATGTCTTCGCCATCAGAACCATCGGACGTCTGACCGTCATCATCGCGCGTCTCACCTGTAGTGATGTTCAATAGAGCGCAGATGACATAGCGTTTCCCGTAGGTGGTGGACGAACCTACGGCCTGCACATCGTTGCGGCCTTTGCCGATGTCCAGAGGCAACTGCATCGTCGTCTCCTCGCGGTGCCCGCCGCTGTGCATGAGGATGCCGGTCACCCTTATGGCCTTTTCGATATTCTCAACCTTGAAAGTGACCGCGAATCCATGACGCTGCATGATTGGCTTCAACGTTCGCGTGATGTCGTCGAGCGTTGCGTAAGCGTTTCCCGTGTGCAAATTGACAGCTGCTTCAAACACCGTCGGTATTTCGCACTGCATTTGCGCCATCGCGGCGTTGAATGCTTGCTCTGCTGTTTTGGCCTGCATGCGTTCGTGCAGTGCCAGGAGCCGCTCCATCTTCTCGATGTCGCAGGTTGGATCGGCGGCCGCCCGACTGATAACAGCCATGATGCTGTTGTCGGCTTGCGGCGATGCCTGACTGACGGCTGTGAGCCGTTCTTCCGGCATGATGATTGCGGTCGTCATGGACACCTCAAAAATTGATGGTTACGTTCGGGACTTCGCGGCGGGCGATCTTCAGAACAATCGCCCGTGCCATTTCCTCGGTGAGGTTCAGAGTCATGAGCGCATCTTTTGCAGCGCCCATGATTGCGGCTTTGTGTGCTTGATCGCGCTCGCGGGCTTTCTGCTGGCGCAGCTCTTCAGCCTTGGCATCTGCCTGCCGCTTCACCTCGGCCAGTCGTGCCTGCTCAACTGCCTCAGCCTGACGCTGCTCGGCGGCGGCGCGCTCCTGCTCGGCACGCAGAAGGTCTGCAATCCGATCCTGCTCGGCCTGAAGCTTCTGGCGCTCAGCCTGCTCTTCCTGCAGCTTTATCTGTAAGCGCTGGCGCTCGGCTTCTGCCTCAGCATCCCGGAGCTTCTGATCGGCGGCGCGCTTTTGGGCTTCGGCCTGATCTTTCAATTCCTGCTCACGACGTGCAGCGGCTTCGCGATCGGCCAGGGCCTTCCGTTCGGCTTCACGCTGGGCGCGCTCAACGGCCTGGCGGGCGATCTCGGCGTCACGCTTTTCCTGCTCGCGCTTCGCCTGCTCTGCGTTGAATCGGGCGATGGCTGCCAGCTCTGCTTCGTGCTTGGTGCGATCGGTCAGAAGGGTGCGCAGGGTTGCCAGCGACCGGTCTTTGGCCTGGGCCGCTTCAGCCAGAAACTCTTCCCAGCTGTCGTTGATTTCCACCAGCTCCAGATCGGCAATGATCTGGGCGACGTGCGCAGCGGTCGGCATCTCGGCAAACACCGCCATGTCCTTAATGCGCTGGATGCCGTCGTTGTGGGCGTCAATCCGCCTGTCGTTCACTTCCTCCCAGTCAGTCAGCGGCTTGCGGGTAGCGTTACGCAGTGCGTCCATCTTGGTGACGAACTCGCGCAGCTCGGTCTCGACGACCTTGGGCATCTCCTTCAGGCGCTTCAGGTATTCCCGGCCGGGCTTTTCCACGGCCACCTTAGAACTGCTGACCTTGGCCGCCAAGGAGGCGATGCGGTCACGACCCTTGCGGGTTGTCAGGTCCGGCACTTCGGCGGTGACCTCGGCGGTAACTGCCTTGAGGAACTGGTTCAGGCCGCCAGTGACATAGATAACCGGGGCGTTGTCGGCGCTGATGTCGTCAATAGTGATGACCTTCTGAGTAGCGGACATGGTTGCTCCTTGCGCCATGCCGTTGCCGGGGCGCAGCGATTGAATAGGGAAGTGGTTACTGCTGAGGCTGTAGCTTTGCCTGCCGGGCTTTGATCGCGCACTCGGCGTGATGCGTTGCCCACTTACCGTTGTGCTTATGGAAGTGGCCAGCGCCGACTGCTACTGGCTGATTGCAGCGGTAGCAGATGCCGGGATACTTGTTCCGCATGGTCGCCTCACGATGTCAGGTGCGATGCGTAGGCGCTGGCGAGCATCCAGGCGGTTGCGAGGGCCAGCACGACGAATGAGCCTCGCCAGGTGTAGATGCGCAGCTCACGCTGCTTGCGAGTCATGACCGTGCACCCACCGGCCGACGCTTGAGCCAGTCAGCTTTGATCGGGTAGGGCAGGTCAGCGACTCGCATGCCGACGGGGTAGGTGATTGTTCCGCGGACTTGAGCGCGGGCTTTCACCTCGTCAAGTTGCTCATCAATGAGGGATTTAACGATTGGCTGGCTCATGCCGCCTCCTTGCGCTGTTGGCAGTGCCTCAGCAGGCGACTGCAGTAGTGGGAAAACTCTTCAAGGGTGATGAGCTCGTCGGTCATCATCTTCGTGATCATCTGCTGGACCAGAACAACCTCGCCGCGTGTGCTGGCGGGGTGCTTGAGGGTTTCGAGCGCCTCGTCGATAAGGATGTGCGAGCTCAAAGCTCTTCATCCTCGCGCTGAGCGATCACACCGTCTGCCGCCAAAGGACGCAAAAGCCCCTCTGCGATTTCGAACAGGGCGTCTTTAGGGTTGGGGCAGTTCAACACGGCGTCTGCGGCCTGTCTGGCGCATGCGGGTGAGCCGAACTTGGCCATGTAGACGAGTCGCCCCAGCGCTGACTGGCTCGCACCAGAGACGCCAAGCTTCTCCATGGCGAACTCGTCGACCGCGATCAGGAATCGCTCAAATGTGATCCCTTGAGGCTCCTGCAGGCGGCGTTTGAACTTGATGTCGTCGCCGTGCACCAGCGAGTGGGCGCTGTTGGCAACCCAAAGTCGTTCGGCGGGCGTCAGTTGTTTTACTGGCGCGCCCGTCAGAGGCAACACCTTTGCTGCTGCGTTCATGGTGGTCTCCAGGGGCTGGGTTATGCGGTGCGGGCAGCGAGCATGGCGTCCGCGATCCTGTAGGCGAAATCAGCAAAGTCTTCAGGCCTCCAGCTATCAAGGTCGGAGTTACCTTTGATCTGCGGGCTGGACATAGTCCCTTGCAGCGCCTTAGCCGCAAAGTAGTCGCGCAGGGTCATGCCGAAGGCCGTGCCGTGGCCTCCGTACTCGCTGGCTGGAGTAGGAAAGGCGAATAAGTCTTCGCTGCTCATGCAGCCTCCGGCCAGTGGCGTTGAATGCTTTCTTTCGCGTAGATCGACAAGCGCTGGTAGCTGGTTGTGGACCCGCAGCCAGGCATGGTGCCTTCCAGTTCGACGCAAGCATTGATGTCGCAGCGTCGTGAGCAGACCCAGCCGCCGTAGTGGCAGGTTTTGACGACGCCGCCCGGTTCCGGGTGATAGGCCAAGCCGCCTTTCCATGACGGTGAACCGCGCAGCTTGAGGCCGCAACCGCGGCACACAGCCTGTGTCTCAGTGCAGTTATGCATGTTCGCCTCCGAGGCGCATGGCGTTGGTGAACCCCTTCGACTGAACACTCAAGAACGGCTAGAGGCCATACAGGCACCGGAGAGGGTTCAGTCGGAGAGGTTCGGGGTGTGGGAGGGGTTGCCGGTTACGCTGTCCGGCTCCAGCGCTCTATTGGCTTTCGCCGGCGAACTGGACGATTTGATGCAGAAGGTCAGCCGCTAACCTGACTATCCTCAAAGGCCGACAAAGCCTTTCTCTCTGCGGTCGGTCATGGCCCCGATTACCCGCCTCTCTCTCTTAGTCCGCCATCCATAAGCGCGGATACCATGACTCCGGTCGTTCAGGTGCGCTCGGAGCATTGTCGCGCTGCGTGTCTGCTTTCCACGCCGCTTCTGCATTTGTTGCGGTGATGCGGGGGCCGATTTAACGGTGTGTATTCATCCGCATCGGGGTGTGATCTGAGCGCCGAGAAGGGTCTTGCACCCTCAACTCCCGTGCACTGGGCTTTACTTTTAAGCTACCCGGCTCATACCCATTCACGATGCCTCGCTACTGAATATGCAGATCACACTCCGATGCAGCCTGGCGCTATGACAGGGATCGGGCAGTTTTCGTCAGGCTGACGCTGGCGCTGGTTGTCAGGCTGCTGCCGGGATCACCACCAGCACGGTGTTGACCATCGTTCCGGCTTGCTTGAATGAAGCTTCTGGCAGGGCTTCGATACTGCCGCCGCGCTGCTCTACGATCCCGCGAAAATCACGAGTCAGAGCGTCATCGCGGAAGGTCACACCGGAAGGCATGATTGCCACCAGTCGGCCGCCGGGCTTCAGGAACTTCAGGGCGTGAACCACGTGGTGGATGTCGCTGCGTTTCTTGTCGAACGGAGGGTTCATCAGCACGCGGTCGTAGATGGGTTTAGGGTCAACCTGCAGGAAGTCGCCAGGCTCGGAAACACCCGACATTGGCAGCCTCAGTTCGATCAGCGCTTTATGGTTGTCAGGCAGCAGTTCGTGCATGTCGACCATGACGCCTTTTGCTGCGGAATTGGCGGCCACCGCTAGGGCGCCGCGGCCCGCGCTTGGCTCCAGCACCATCATCCCGTCGCCGATCATGGCAAGGTCAGCCGCCTGCTTTGCAACGTTCGGCGGTGTAGGAAAGAAGCCGAAGTCCTGTGGCACAGTGACCTCGCCAGTCATCAGGATGTTTTCGATTGAATCAGCCGCATCACCATCGAATAAATGCGCTTTCGCCTTGGTGTTCCACTTGCCGCCCGCTGCCTTAAGCGTCTTGTCGAGACGCTGGTACAGGCTCTTGTCGAGCTGACCACCGGTAATGAAAAGCTTGTTTTCGTCGGTGCGCGAGGCGCTGAGCAGCGCCATTACTTCTTTGTCGACTTTCATGCCGTGACTCCCGGTTGATTTTCCGGATGCCCCTGTCGCCAAGGGCACCGAGAAAATCTGCTCTCCACCACGCGCATCGCCCGATTCATATCTCTGGCCAGGTCACACATTTCGTGGACGGTTTTCTTCCCGGCTGGCTTGCGTGGTTTCGCGTGACCTCATATGGAAGTCACGGCCAGTTCCAGAGCTGGCATGGAGATCGAAATTTTTTACTCGCGCTGTGCCGTTGCCGGGATCGATCTGCGAGGGTTCTGGGCTGTTAAAGAGCGGTTCGATCCGCGGGGCCTGTTGAGGGGCTGTTTTGCGTTTCGATGGGTGTAAATATAGGAGAACCCATATTTCGAGTCAATGGGTATTCCCATATTATTTTTCGGAGACGTAAAAAAGCCCGCTCAGTGGCGGGCCAGGTCAGATCAGAAAGGGTAGGTCGCGGGAGGGGCTTGAGGTCATTTAGGGTGGATCGGGCATAACGCCAGCACTATC